ACGTATTAACGGCGGTCTTATCGGTTTAGATGACAGAATTGTCAAAACTACTAAAGCACTTGCAGCACTAGGATAACCTATGCCATTACAAAAACTAGTCTTTAAGCCCGGTATTAATAAAGAGGGCACAAACTACACCAATGAAGGTGGTTGGTTTGACTGCGACAAAGTACGCTTTCGTTCTGGTAACGCAGAAAAGATTGGTGGTTGGACACGTCTTTCTGACAATACGTTTGTAGGAATTTGTCGGGCTCTTTGGAACTGGGGAACACTAGCTGGCGCAAACTTATTAGGCGTAGGCACAAGCAAAAAATACTACGTAGAACAAGGTGGTACTTACAACGACATTACCCCATTATTGCTAAACAGCAGTGGCAGCACAACTACTACATTAGGAGCCAGTCCTTTAAGCACAGTAAACGGCTCTGCTACAGTAACAGTAAACGATGCAGTTAGTGGTATTTCTCCTAGTATTGGAGACTATGTTATTTTTACTAGCACCGCGGCTGTTGGCGGTTTATTTATTTCTGGTGAATATGTAGTAACAAAAGTTAACAGTATCTTACAATACGAAATAACAGCCAGCACAACCGCAACTTCAACTGCATCAGGTGGTGGAACCGTAACTGTTAAATACGAGTATCCAATAGGCGGCGACACTTATACTACAAGTACTGGATGGGGTGCAGGAAGTTGGTCTCCAACAGATACCGTTGCTTTAGCTCCAAATCCCTTTGCAATTGCTGGGGGTAGTACTACTGTTACTGTAACGCAAGCAGCCCACGGATACCTTAAAACTGCAGGCGCTTTTACCGTAGGCGCACAATATAAGATTGTGGCAATAGGTTCTACAGACTTTACGCTTATTGGCGCTTCTGCTAATACGGTTGGAACAATATTTACTGCAACGGGTGTAGGTACTGGTTCTGGTACAGCTTCTATTGTATGGGTGGCTTTTTTAGGTGCTATAGATACGCTAACAACACCAACGGTTTATGGCTTTAGCCCCGGCACTTACGGGTTTCGTACTGGTACTTATGGTATGTTTGGGCATGGTCTTGAGCCAGCGATTCCAGCTACCTTTATAAATGGTAGAGCGTTTGAGATTACTTATGTTGATGCTAATACCTATACGATAACTGTTGTTGCAGCTGCGCCTTATGGTGGGGTTGGTGGCGGCAATTCTGTTGTTGCTTACCCAGAATTTGGTATCCGTCCTTGGGGTTCTGCGGCTGATGTAGGTGTTGCACAACAACTTCGTTTATGGACTAACGATAACTTTGGTCAAGATTTAGTTATTGCCCCTCGTGGCGGTGGTATTTATTATTGGGCAGCAGCTTCTGGTGTTACTGTTAGAGCCGTTCTTTTAAATACATTATCTACGTCAAAAGGCTACTCAGGGCAGTTTGTACCAAATACAATTAATCAAATTCTTGGTTCAGCTATTCAGCGTTTTGTTATAGCCTTTGGTGCTAACCCATACGACCCTACAAATTCTAGTACTACCTTTGATCCGCTACTAGTTCGTTGGTCCGATCAAGATAATCCTTATCAATGGGTTCCTTCAGTAACAAATCAGTCGGGTGAATTTCGCCTTAATATTGGTTCTTTTATTGTTTGTGCCCGCTCAACTCGTCAAGAGATATTGGTTTGGACTGATGCCGCTATTTATTCTATGCAATACCTTGGACCTCCTTATGTTTGGGGTTTCCAGTTGTTGCAAGACAACATTTCTATTATGGGTCCTAATTCTTCTATTACAGTTAACAACGTAACTTACTGGATGGGCACTGACAAATTCTACCGCTATACTGGTCGTGTAGAAACGCTTCAATGTACATTACGCCAGTACGTATATCAAGACATTAATCAAAACCAAAACTTCCAAGTGTACGCAGGTAGCGTAGAAGGATATAACGAGATTTGGTGGTTCTATTGTTCTGCTAATAGTGATGAAGTTGACCGCTATGTTATTTACAACTACGTAGATAATGTTTGGTATTACGGTAATATGAGCCGCACTGCTTGGTTAGATTCTGGTTTACGTACATATCCAATGGGTGCCGACACTGTTAACTACCGAATTCTTTACCATGAGAACGGTGTGGACGACGCATCAGGGTTAACCCCAGTGCCTATTACTTCTTATGTTCAGTCATCTGATTTTGATATTGGGGATGGCTTAAACTTTGGGTTTGTGTGGAGAATATTGCCAGATTTAACATTTAACGGTTCTACATCAGGTGTACCGCAAGTAACTATGGTGGTATTACCCCGTCAAAATGCTGGTACTCCTTATGGAATGCCTAATGCCCCAGTAGTAGCAAGTACTCAAAACTACAATACTAGACACACATATAATGTTCAACAGTTTGACGGACAGGTGTATACCCGCATAAGAGGTAGGCAGATGGCATATAGAATTGAGTCTACTGGTCTAGGCGTTGCTTGGCAGATGGGCTACCCACGTATTGATATAAGACCAGACGGACGCAGATAATGGCATATAACGCTCCTTTACGCACTCCAAAAGCGCCCAACCTGCCTAATGCACCGATGGAAGGGTATGACTCTGGATATTTTGACCAATACTCCAATGTACTGCGTCTTTACTTTAACCAGATTGATAACTTTACCCAAGCGGCTGCTATACCGCTTTCTGGGACTACAGCGGAAAGACCTGTAAGTACTGTGCAAGTATCATTAGCAGTAGGGCAGATTTATTACGATACTACGTTGGACAGACCAATTTGGTGGAACGGCACAGTCTGGAAAAAGGCTGATGGAACAACGGTTTAATATGATAAAATCAACACAATTCCCTTTTAAGAGGCCCCTATGAGCATTCTAATGTACTTTAATAAACACCATGGGTGGTATGATGGAAAACGTACGCCGTTTACCGGAGCTGAAGAAGCCGCCGCTGTACCCCTAGTATTAGAAGCTATTGAAGGTGGAACCGTTGCTGAAGGTGCTGCCGCTGGCGCTACCGTTGCTGAAGGCGGCGCTTTTGTTCCTTCTGCTGGTGCTAGCTTTCTTATACCTGAAGGTGCTGCATATGGGGTAGGTGCTGGTGAAGGCGCTGCTTATGCTGGTAGCGAAATTGCTACTGAACAGGCTGCTCAAGAAGCCGCTAGGCAAGCCGCTATACAAAATGCAGGTAATTCTCAATTAGCTAATGTTCCTGCAAATCAATTCGCTAGTGGTCCAGCTACTTCTGACGTTGGAGGCTTTCAATCTCAACAAGAATTAGTAAATCAAATTGCAAACGCAACTCCTAACCAGATGGTGCCTAATAACCCATTGCCGCCTGGCTACGAAAATCTTGCCTCAAATGCCCCTGCAAGTTCTGCAATAGGTTCAGGCGGCGGAACTTTTGGTATAAATGCTGCACCTACTGCTGGGACTTACGGTGTAGCTGGATCGCAAGTACCAACTTTAACAACAGGATTAGGTGCAACAGCTGCGCCTGGTGCTGGGATCGGTTCATTTATGCCGTCCGCAAACCAAGTAATGGTAGGCGGTGGTTTGTATTATTTAAATAGTTTAATGAATCAAGATAGAAACAAATATGGTGTTCCAGCAGCAGAAAAATATAATGGTCCTTTAAATAAAATGAGTTATGATCCAAACACTTACCAATATAATGCTCCAGTAAATAGACAATACACTCCAAATTATAATGGGTATGCTCGCACTGGCTACGCAGAAGGTGGTATTACTGATATAGACCAAAATGAAAACTACGCAAGGGGTGGAATTGCTGGGCTTTTAAAAGGTCGTGGCGATGGAATGAGTGATAGTATCCAAGCTACAATTGCAGATAAACAACCAGCTCGTTTGGCTGATGGAGAATTTGTCGTCCCTGCCGATGTGGTATCTCATCTAGGTAATGGTTCTACAGACGCTGGCGCAAAGCATTTATATAAGATGATGGACAAAGTACGTCATGCTCGTACTGGTTCAAAAAAACAAGGTAAACAAATTAAAGCTGGAGGCTACCTGCCAATAAAATGACTATATCAATTAAATACGTGCCCTTGGCTAATGTAGACCAAACATGGGAATTTATAGAAAAATACGTTGAATCCACAATACCTTTTAATGGCGGGGATTATACGATAGATCAAATAAGATTGTATTTAAACACAGGACAATGGTTATTAATTGTGGCGGTAAATGAAAGCAATAAAATACTTGGGGCAGCTGGGGTTAGTTTTGTTAACTTCCCTAACTATAGGGCTGGTTATGTTAATTTCATGGCAGGTAAGTTAATTTGCAGTAAAGCAACATATGAAGAGTTTTGTGCCATATTAAAAAGTAATGGCGCTACAAGAGTAAGAGGTGCAGCTAGAGATTCAGCAGCTAGGCTGTATGCTAAATTTGGATTAAAGGAACGCTACAAAATTGTAGAGGCTAAAATATGAGTATTCTAAGATATAAACAAAAACTACTTGCCGATGGTGGCGTTGCACGTACTGGCGGCGGTTCTGGTGGTGGCGGTTCTGCCCCTGCTCCTACTCAATCAACTACTCAAACCTCCAACATTCCTGAGTACGCTCGTCCCTACGTAGAGACCATGCTGGGTACTACTCAACAACAAATTTATAATTACGATTCAAACGGGAATGTAACAAGTCTAAAACCTTATCAACCATATAACGAAGACCCAAGTGCATATGTAGCACCATTTAGTCCGTTACAACAACAAGCACAACAAGGCGTAGCTAATTTAAATATGCCTAGCCAATACAACGCCGCTACTGCTGGTGCTATGCAAGGTACTGGTCAAGCTTTAAATGCTGGCAATCAATACAACATGATGGCTACAAATCCAAACGCTACGCAAGCATTTATGAACCCATATTTGCAGGCTTCGCTACAACCACAACTTGCAGAAATTCAAAGACAGTACGATATTACTGGCACACAACAGCAAGGCCAAGCTACTGCCGCCGGCGCATTTGGTGGTTCCCGCGGTGCAATTATGGATGCCGAAAATCAGCGTAATAAAAATATGGCTATGAACCAAGCAATTGGTCAAGGGTATAACAACGCATTCCAATCAGCACAACAAG